GAGAACGAAGACCAGATCAAGGCGCTCATCTCCGCCGAGGACTACTTTTGGCGCGAATATGTTTTGCAAGGCAAATGCCCGCCCGTTGACGGAAGCAAGGCGGCGGAAGAAATCCTGACCAAGCGCTATCCCGTATCTGATGGCTCGACCATCACGCTTGACTGCGACGATGCAATCAGCCAATACATGACGCTGACAAGCAAAATCAAAGAGCTTGAGGGAGATAAAGCCCTGTATGAGCAGCGTATCAAGGAGTGCATGGGCGAATCTGAGCGCGGAGAAAGCGCGAATTACATCGTGAGCTGGAAAAACAGCAGTCCGCGAAAGACCATCGACACCAAGCGGCTCACAGAGGAACACCCCGAAATCGTTGACAGATACATCAAGATTGGCGCACCTACGCGCCGATTCATGGTCAAGGAGGCATAAAAGCATGGAAAGACAGGCAAGAAACACGGCGGGAATTATCACAAACGCAACCGCCAGCCGCGCACCCGTCGCGGCGGCCACGACCGCGCCCGTTGCAGCGCGAACCGTCAACCAAATTCTGAACGGCATGTTCGACTCCGAGGGCTACAAAAAACGCCTGAACGATCTGCTGGGCGATCGAGCGCCGCAATTTATCTCGGCGGTCATCACGCTTTGCAATGCGGATGCAAATCTGACGGCGGCGGTTCGCCAAGCCCCGCAGACGGTCATTCAGGCGGCGCTCAAAGCCGCAAGTTACGACCTTCCGGTTGATAACGCGCTCGGCTTTGCCTACATCGTGCCGTTCAACAACAGCAAAAAAGCGGATGACGGAAGCTGGATTAAAATTCCGGAAGCGCAGTTTATCCTCGGTTACAAGGGCATGATTCAGCTCGCGCTCAGAACCGGGGCATACAAGCGGCTGAACGTGATGGACGTGCGCGAGGGGGAGCTGATCTCCTGCGATAGATTGACCGAAGACTTTGAGTTCCGCTGGGAACAGGACGAGACGGAGCGCGAAAAGCTGCCGATCATCGGCTATGTCGGCTATTATCGCCTTGTAAACGGCACGGAAAAGACGGTGTACATGAGTGTCCAGCAGATCGAGGCGCACGAGGCGAAGAACCGCAAGGGCAAGAACCAGGGCAAAGGCTGGCGCGACGACTGGGACGCTATGGCGCGGAAAACCGTCATGCGCCGCTTGCTCGGACGCTGGGGCGTTATGTCCATCGATTACAAAAGCGCATCCCCCGCCGCGCTGAAAGCGGCGCACGATATAAGCGCAGGCCTGGTCGATGATGAATCCCCTCTGCCTGATGGCATCGTAGATGTGACAGACACTGGAACGGCGCATGACGCGCCGGAGAACGTGCCCGAAGACAAAGAACAATAAAAACCGCAAGGGCTAACCCCTTGCGCATGGTGCGCAGCTCAGGAGAGCAGCTTCAAGGCGGCAAGCAGCGCCAAGAAGAAGGGACGGGTCGATACCGCAGCGCGCCGAACAGAAGAAGTTTGGGTAAGTCAAGCACGAAGGAACTGCTTGAAACGGTGAAAGCTCCAACAGAAGGGAGGATGGCGGAGCAAGGGCAAATTATGATCATACTGGCTGCTCGGAAAGACGGGCACCGCACATTTCATTTCTGGCGCTTCGGAAAGACGAAGAACGTGTCCTTTAGCATCGACAGATCGGAAAGACGATCAACAAAATTGACAGCTGGAGAGACGGCGGAAAGACAAAACTGTTTTTTCACATCCTGACGGCGGGAAAGACCGCACACCATTTTTTTCTGGCAGCCGGAAAGACGGCAAATAAAAGACGTTTCACAGACGGCCTAGCCGCCGGGGCAAAACGGCGGCACTTATGGCAAGCATGGAAGGCATCGCGCGGGTGCAACACCCCCCCCTATTCGTCAAGGTTTCTTCTTGTTCTTCCCTCCTCATACAAAATTAACGCGAAGCACCTTGCCCACGCGCCCGGTTCAATTCTGGGGCTTGCCGCCATTTACTTTAAAGAGAAAGGGGAAAAAGAATGCTGGATTATCTGAAGGTTTTCCCGGACATCGAAGTCCTTCTCAAACGATATGATGACGCACAGCGCGGACGGCTTTTTATGGCCATGATGGCCTATGCCTACCGTGGCGAGTTGCCGACGTTTGGCGAGAACGCGCCGGAATGGTATGTCTGGGACACGCTTCAATTTAAAATCGATCAGTGCGCTGAATCCTTGGAAGCAAAGAAAGCAAGCGGGAAAAAAGGCGGAAGCGCCAAGCAACCGGAAGCAGACGAAAGCAACGTCAAGCAGACGGAAGCAAACGCAAGCACATTGAAGCAAAGCCAAGCAAAGTCAAGCAAAGCCAAGCAACCGGAAGCAGACGAAAGCAACGTCAAGCAAAACGCATATATACAAGAACAAGAACAAGTAAAAGAACAAGAAAAGAATATTGGTGGTGGTTACGTAACCCCAAACCCCTACGACGACGTGACGGACGACGAACTGCGGCGAATGCGGGAAGAACAGGCAGACGTGGAGGCTGCTGCAAAGCGCATGGGTTTACCCGCCAGTGCTTCGGGCGACTTTGACGCGATGGACAGACTCAGGGCTGAATACGGAGCCAAAAATCTGCTGAAAGCCATAAACAAAACTCAAGGAGCGACAGAAAAAAGCCGATGTTGGCGGTATGTCGAGGGCATTCTTCGCAAGGAGAAAGAGCGAGGATACACATGGACGGACAAGCCACCTGACAGCAAGGGAGGGATGAGTTATGGACGATCCGTACCAAAGTCTCACGAAAGAGATCTCTGAGCGCGAATTCTGCGGCGCAATCATCAAGGGCGACGCAAAGGCAAGCGATTCCGGGCTTAAAGCCGAATGGTTCACAATCCCGTTCTGCCGCCGAATTTTTGAGGCCGCGCTTGCGCTTGAGAGGCAAGGCCGTCCATGCGATATCCCGACGCTTGAAGGCGTGATTTCTGACGACGACCTTGAACAGGCTATCGTCGTCGCCACGGAAACCGTCACAACGGCGCTTGCCGAACAGCAGGCACGGAACATCCGGGAAGCGGCAATGCGGAAAGCGCTTATCAAGACGTGTCTGGATACAGTCAAGAGCGCGAACGATGGCGAGATATCCACGTCAGAACTGCTTAACGGCGCCGTGGTGCGCTTGAACGAACTTGGCGGACAAACAGACGACGGAGACATTATCAGCGGCACAGGCGCGCTTTGCGGCTTTTATACACGGCTCACGAGTGGAGCGGTTGAACCCATCGCAAAGACAGGGTTTCCGAAGCTCGATCAATCCTTGCTGATTGCGGGCGGCAAGTTGATCGTTGTCGGCGCACGGCCTTCCGTCGGCAAGTCTGCGCTCCTGCTGCATATGGCCGTTCGAGCGCTGGACGCAGGCAGAAGAATCCTGTTGGTATCTTGCGAGATGGGCGCGGACGAGGTCGTCGGGCGTGTTGTGGCACAGAAAAGCGGCGTCTCGGTGGACAAAATCGAACGCCACGACCTGACGGAAGATGAGATCATCAAAGTCGCTGACAGCTTTGCAGAAATCCCGTCAGAGAGGTTCTGCATCAGCGAACGGGCGCGAACCGTGCAGGATATCCGCCGAATGGCACTGAGGACGCGAGCACATGGCGGGCTTGATTTGATCGTGGCTGATTACTTGCAGCTGCTTGATGCAGGACAAAAGACAAACAACCGCGCGGAAGCAGTCGGAGTTGTCACAAGAGGGCTAAAGGCGCTTGCGATGGAGCTAAAAATCCCGGTTTTGACCGCATCACAGCTCAACCGCGCGAGCGAGCGGAACGACGAGCCGAAACTGTCAGACCTGCGCGAATCCGGCTCGATTGAGCAGGACGCGGACGCGGTACTCCTGCTACATGCGCCGAACGACAAGGATGACCCGGAAAGGAAGCTGTTTCTGGACAAAAATCGGGGAGGTCGATGTGGAAGGATTACGCTGTATTTTGACGGCGCGACGATGCGATTCACGGAAATGCAAGGGGGTTAAGCATGAACGATGTAACGATTTTTCGCAAGGATGAGTTCGGCGCGGTGCGCGCTGTGACACTGGAAGGTGAACCGTGGTTTGTGGCGGCGGATGTGTGCAGGGCGCTGGGACTGGGGAACAGCAGCGATGTTATTAAGCGTTTGGATGAGGATGAACGCACCCTAGTTTCAATCGAGGGTGCGAGCAACGGGCTTCCCGTGAATGCCGTCAACGAACCGGGGCTTTACGCTTTGATTCTTGGTAGCCGCAAGCCCGAAGCGAAAGCCTTCAAGCGCTGGATTACTCACGAGGTTATTCCAGAGATCCGCAAGACGGGCGGATATATCGCCGGACAGGAGACGATGGACGACGACCAGTTGCTGGCAAACGCGCTGATTGTTGCACAGCGGAAGATTGCCGAGCGAAACAAGCAGCTTGAGGCTGCGAACGAAAAGATCAAAGCAGACGCGCCGAAGGTGCTGTTTGCCGAAACCGTGGAGAAAGCAGAAACCTGCATCTCAATCGGAACGCTGGCCAAAATTCTGAATCAGGCGGGGCTAGATATCGGAGAAAGACGGCTGTTTGAAAGGCTGCGAAATGACAAATGGCTGAACTCAAAAGGCCGAAACTGGAACGTTCCGTCACAGAAAAGCATGGATATGGGGCTGATGCGGGTGCATGAGAGTACGGTTTCCCGAAGCAGCGGTATTCAGATCAACAAAACACCGCTAATCACCGGGAAAGGCCAGCGGTTTTTCCACGACTTGTATGCGCCAAAAGCGACACAGGAGAGACTGCCGATATGAGCGGGAAAAGCAAAATGCCTCGCGGGGCGCTTGACCAAGTATTAACCTCCAGAACTTGCCCCGTGTGCGGTACTAAGTTTGTGACGGCATACCCGATGATCTATGTCTATAAGATTACTGACAAAAAAGGAAAATGTAAGTATTTTTGTCGGTACACCTGCATGAGGACGTTTCAAAGACGGCAAGGGGAGGGAAAAAAGTGACGGGATACGGCCTTATCTGGATAGCGCAAGCGCTTGTGAGCGTGGCGTGTATCTGGGTGACAAAAAATCCTTGGTGGTGTTTATTGATGCTTGTGGTCATCTTAGGCAAGGCGGTGAAGAAGTAAGTGAGGAACACAACGCCGACTGAATCCGAAGAGCAGCAGACCCTTTTCCGCTGGGCGGCGATGCAATGTGGGAAGTACCCGGAATTGGCGCTGATGTTCCATATCCCCAACGAGGGAAAACGAAGCTGGATGACGGGCGGCAGAATGAAGGCCGAAGGGCTGAAAAGCGGAGTGCCTGACATCTTCTTGCCCGTCCCGCGTGGAGAGTTTCACGGGCTTTTCGTCGAGATGAAGCGCACAAAGGGCGGAACGGTCAGCGATTGTCAAAAGCTATGGCTGCATGACTTGCAAAAACAAGGCTATTGCGCGGCGGTGTGCCGGGGATGGTGCGAAGCTGCGGAATGTATAAAAAATTACTTGGGAGGATCGAAAAAGTGAAGAAGTATGAAATTATTCGAGGACTTGAATCAATCCAAGAAATGTCCGACAAGGAAATTGAATGCAATGCCCAATTTATCAGAGACGTTGCGTCGTCGTGTTATGGATTATTCGGCTCTATGAACAAGGTCGTTGTGGAAAATCAAAAAATGCGAAAAACGATCCTGAATCAGATTGGCAGAATTGCAAACCTTGAAAAAAATCAAAAATACGGAGAAGAAAAGGAGAATGGCTGTGAATAAGGTTTTTCTGATCGGCAATCTGACCCGCGACCCGGAAATGCGATCCACGCAGTCCGGCGTTGCGGTCTGCAACTTCTCGATTGCGGTAAATCGCCGCTTTCGCAACCCGCAGACGGGACAGCAGGAAACGGATTTCCTGAACGTCATCGCGTGGCGGCAGCTGGCCGAGCTGTGCAGCAAGTATCTTGCCAAAGGGCGCAAGGTGGCCGTGACGGGAAGCATCCAGACCCAAACCTACGAGGCGAAGGACGGGAGCAAGCGGACGGCATGGGATATCGTCGCCGACGAGGTGGAGTTCCTGTCGCCACAGAACCAGCAGAGCAGCACACAGAGCGCGCCGGGGGCATACACGACGGCGGCGAGCAAAGACAGCGGGACGGCCTATGCGCCGCAGCCGCATAATGATTTTGGCGGGTTCACGCAGGTGGACGACGAAGAATTGCCGTTCTGAGGGAGGTTTAGACGTGAATAGCTGTCTATTTTCAAGCGCATCCGTTGAGTGGGCAACGCCGCAGGATCTTTTTGACGAGCTGGACGCGGAGTTCCATTTCGACCTTGACCCGTGCTGCACACACGAGAACGCGAAATGCGCGGAACACTTCACCAAGGCAGAGGACGGACTTTCCCAAAATTGGGGGGGGGTAAAAGGGTGTTTTGCAATCCGCCCTACGGGCGAGAACTCCCGAAGTGGATCAAGAAAGCGCACGACGAGGCAGAGAAAGGCGCGCTGGTGGTGATGCTCGTTCCTGCGAGAACAGACACGCGAGCCTTTCACGACTACATTTATCATCAGGCAGAGATTAGGTTTTTGAAAGGGCGGATCAAGTTTGGCAATGCGAAAGCGTCCGCGCCTTTTCCGTCGATGTTGGTTATTTTTAGAGGAGGCACGAAATGAACGATTTGAACGAATTGCGCGATGAGATTTACAGTGACGCGGTGGCACATGGGCTGTGGGAAGAAGGCCATCTTTTGAAAACGCTGATGAGCAACGATTGTCTGAGGGATTCCGGCATTTTGCGGATTTACAAAATCGCAAACGCCGAGCAAGAGACGAGGCGTGTTCATGCAACACTGCGAGTTTTCGTGGAAAATCAGGAACTTTTGGGATCGGTGCTTGATGAAGATCACTTCCGTGAAGAACTGGCGGACGTTATCATCATGGCGCTGTCTGCCGCCGGGTATCTGGGCATCGACATTGACAAGGCGGTGCGGGAAAAGATGGAGATCAACCGAGGGAGAGAGTGGAGGCACGGGAAATGACAGCACAAGAAAGAATACGCATGATTGCGCTGGAAGTACAATCGCTTGAAGAAACAATCGAGCACTATAAACCCTACTACGTCCGCAAAGCCTACGCAAAAGAAGGCATCAAGCGCGGCGTGAAACAGGTTAGAGCGCATCTTCTGGCATTGGTGGATGATTTGGACGCGATGGAGGACGACTAAATGACGCTGGGTAACGGCATGGCGTTGACATGTGTGCTGTATGTGATGGAGGGGATAGCGGATGGCGGGACTTGATACGCTGCCAAAGTTCAGCGAGCTTGAGAATGATCGGCTGTTGATTGTTTATACGGGCAGATTTTCCGAGGATCTGTACAGTGACGACGTGGAGATCATCACAAAAGAAGAACTTTTAGGCGAACTTCGCGCTAACAAACTAAACATACAAGAGATTGAGGTCTATTTGGTTGAGCAGGAGATCGTCTCGGAATTTTCGGAAGACGATCTTCGGGAAATGATCGAAAACGTGATGGAGCGCGACGAGCAGTATAAAAACTGGTGCAGAGACATGATGTATCTGATTCACGATTCGCCGGAGACGAAAGCCTTTTTGCAGTATCTCAACGGGTGTGCCAAGGAAGAGACAACCTACACCGAAGGCGAACAGGTTGAAATGGATTGGGGGAGGGAATGACCGATGAAATGTAAATGGTACGCCACGTTTGAAGGCGTCTGCACCAATGGCGAGTGTCCGTATCGCGGCGATGTGTGTCCGACGAGCGAACACCCGGAGGTGTGCAAGTTCGCGGAAATCAAATACGAAGTGTCGGAACTGGTGAAAATCCTGCGATGCTGTTCAAATATCGGTTATGTTTGCGAAGAATGTCCCGCAAATCTGGACGGAGAAGATTGCGACGGCAGACTTGCAAAGCTGCAAGCCGCCGACATGCTGGAAAAGCTGGCGGCGGAGAAGGATGCGCAGAAGCCGGAGCGGATCAGCGTCAAGGACAGGTTGCCGTAAGCTGGGAAAATCCTTGTTACGGATGGCGAAACAGTAATAATTTCAAACGGCGCGTGGCTTTACCGCTCTCTGGAAGGAAAAACAAGAGTACCAGCAAACTACGGAGCGGGTCTTACAGTTACTCACTGGATGCCAATGCCCAAGCCGCCGAAGGAGGAAAAGCAGTGAACACCGCCGAGGAACGTATGCTTGAAAGGCTAAATGAGAACATTTGCGCTCTTACTAGATACCGAGTAAACACGATGAATGCCAAGCGAACCGCCGACTATGACGAGTGGATTGAGCAGCAACGAGCGGCGATTTCGGCGATTGAAACTTGCCGTCAACTTAAAAAATCCTTGTTTGGCAAGGAAAACGTGACAAATGATGAGCTTGTGAGCTTGGTTTTGCAACTTAAATCCGGGAGATGCGAAGATCGAGAAGGAGCGGAAACGGAGGAAAAGCGATGAAAACGCCTGACGAGATCAAGAAATCTGCGGAAATATGCGGAAAGGAATGGTGTTGGATGGAGTGCCCGTATTTTACGGAGAAAGAATGTGTTATGAATCTGCTTTCCGACGCACTCGCCTACATCGAGCAGCTTGAGAGCCGCGCCGAGCCGAAAAATCGCGTGCTCACGCCGGAGGAAGCGACAGGAAGCGATGAACCTGTATGGCTTGAGGCAATGAGCCGGGTATTTATTGCCGATGTGTGTGTCGCGCCGGATGCGAGAATGGCACAAATACAGACAATTGGGAAAGCATCTTGCGAATACCTGCCGCTCTGTGATTATGGAGTGCTTTGGCGCTGCTGGCTGCGCAAACCGACGGAAGCGGAAAGGCGGGGAACATCGTGGGCAGGTGATAGCCATGAATGACGCGCCATGCCGCGACTGTGTGAGCCGCGAGGTCGGCTGTCACGCGGGATGCGAGAGATACAAGGCGTATGCCGACGGACGGAAGCAAGCGCTGGAAAACCGCTACACGGCTTGCCTGGAGGGCACGAGCAAAAAGCGCAGTCATGAGCGCTGGCTTAAATTTCAAAGAAAGACACAAAAAGGAGGTTAATAATGCAGTTGACGGAAGCGGACAAGCGCACGCTGCTTGACACGCGGAAAAAGCGCAAGGCGTATGTGAGGACGGAAGAAGCCTACGAGGAAGAGAAAGCCGCCTATCTGACGGCGCAGAAGCTCACGGGCATGCCGTCCGGCTCGCCCAACGGTGCAGGGCTTGAAGCCTATGTCATACGGCGTGACAAGGCTTTCGAGGCGCTGCAAGCCGCAAGCACGGCCTATCTTACGGCAATTTCAGCGGCGCTTGAGGTGATCGACAAGATTGTGCTGCAAATCGAAACACTTGAGAAGGTCAGTCGAGTGCGAGAGTTTTGCAAGGCGTATTTTATCGAGGGACTGTCCGTCACTGAGGCGACGGCACGCCAAGGGCTGGCCGAAAGCACAGGCTGGGCGTACAAGAGGGAGATTATAGGCGACTTGCAGTAGATTTATAGAGCGGTCGGAGCTACACATAGAGTGCGACCGTGTGATAACATTAAAATCAGCGAAGAGCGCAAAGCGCAGGACGCTGGCTTATAATCAGCAGCAAAGCCGCGGCGAACGTCACGGCTTTTGTTTTGGGGTGATTTGTGCTTTACCTCCGGCGCAGATCGGGACGCAACGCAGACAGGGACGCAGAGTGGGAGCGGCGTTGCTTATGCTGATTCGGGGTGTAAAAAACTGCGGCGAATATAAAAATATATGTTGACACATATACGAAAAAGCGCTATAATGATGGTGGAGGTGATGGGATGCCGACCGAAAGCCAGATTGCGGCAACCCGGCGCTATAAAGAGCGCCATATCCGCCGCGTAGCGCTGGAAATGCAAAAGGAAGAATATGAAAGGTTAAAAAATCATGCGGATGCGCAGCGGGAGACCGTCAGCGGCTATCTCAAGGCAGCAATGCGCGAGCGCATGAGGAAGGAGGATGAAGGCAATGTATGAAAGGATTGAGTACACCAACAGCGCCGAGCTTTGTGAGCGGATGGCGCAGGAGTGCGACACAGCGATCATTGCTTTCTCCACCGGCAAGGACAGCATCGCGGCATGGCTACAAATGCGCCGATACTTTAAGCACATCGTACCGTACTACTGTTATAGTGTCCCGAACCTCGGCTTTGTGGAAAGAAGCCTTGCATACTATGAGGACTTTTTTGGGACACATATCTATCGACTCCCGCACAGAAGCCTCTATCGCTGGATGCGGGGATTGGTATTCCAGCCGCCGGATCATGTGACAAAAATCGAAGCGCTGGACATACCCGGCGAAGAATACGACGACGCGATGATTGGCGAGATCGTCCGTCAGACCGCCGGGCTTCCGGATGGCGCGTACACCGGAACAGGCGTTCGCATGGCTGATTCCCCTATGCGCCGCGTCGGTCTGAAAACGCATGGATGTATCAATCACAATCGGAAATGCTTTTACCCGGTCTATGATTGGACAAAAGCTGACCTTTTGCGGGAAATAGATTCGGCTGGTGTGAAACTTCCACCTGACTATAAGCTGTTCGGCAGGACATTCGACGGTATTGACTACCGATTCCTTGCCCCGATCAAGGAGCATTACCCGGAAGATTACGAAAAAATCATTACATGGTTTCCGCTTGCCGAACTGGAAATTATGAGGAGGGAAATGTAATGGGCTATTGGGACAAAAAAGAACCTTCCGCGCCCGAACCGGAGGAGCAGGAACAGGCGGAAAGCCTTGAAAATGTCGAAGCCGAATGCCTTGAAGAAATGGGCGAAGTTGAAAAAGGATTCCGCGAGCGCATGAAGGCGGAGAATGATCGATTCCGCGATATGTGCGACACTGAGTATTGGGTCTGCTTGTGCTTTAAGAGCAGAGCACAAAAGGAAGAGTTTTTACAGAGCGTCGGCATGGAAACCGATTTGAAGTACATCGACGGCCGAGAGATGGCGCGGGCGGTGAAGCGCCCGGTCAGGACGCCGGATTTGAAGTTTGCAAAGATTAAAGCGCCGGACAAAGAGTTTTCGGCGCGGGCTATGGATATCTGATAAACTCCACGAAAGAGCTGCGCATGTGGCTCTTTTTTTGTAGCAGAAAGGAGGTGATTGCATGACTGCAATGCAGCGCAGAATCAACCGCGCAACCGGCGTTTCGGGCGCTGGTGCACGTCGTCGTGAAAGCCGCCGAGTGCAAAGCTCGATGCGAGCGAGAGCGAGCAGCACCTAAATTATGGGCGAGCGCCCGCTAACACAAGAAGGAGGTGGGCGCTTGCCCGGTGGAAGACCACGCTTTGAGTTTACCGAGGAGCGTTTAGATACAATCAAGGAGCTTGCCGCCGAGGGCGCGACGATTGAAGAACTTGCGCACGCCGTCGGCTGCGCAGATTCGACCTTCCGCGCCAACAAAAAGGCGATGGAAGCGTATCGGTGGGGCGTACAGGAATCAAAACTCAGCTTGCGTCACTGGCAATTTTTGCAGGCAAAAAGCGGAAATGTGCAGATGCTGATTTGGTTGGGGAAAAATATGCTGGGACAGGCTGATAACGTAAAGAACGAGGACAACAAAGCGGTAGAGAAGCTGGATTCGCTGTTAAAGGAGTTTCAAGATGCTGTTAAGCGATAAACAGACGGAGTTTGTACGCGAGGCGCATCATAGATGGAACTTTAAGGGCGGAGCAACGCGAAGCGGAAAGACATATCTGGATTTCAGATGGGTCATTCCGATACGGATAAGGGAGCGCATAGGCAAAGAAGGCTTGACGGTCATTCTCGGCGTTACAAAAAGCACGATTGAAAGAAACGTGCTTGAACCTATGCGGAATATCTATGGCGATGAGCTTGTCGGCACAATATCTAGTGATAATCGCATCTGGCTTTTTGGCGAACGTTGTTACGCACTCGGCGCGGAGAAAATCACGCAAGTTTCAAAAATCCGTGGCGCATCAATCAAGTATTGTTACGGAGACGAGGTCGCGGATTGGAGCATCGAAGTTTTTGAGTTGCTGAAAAGCCGTCTGGACAAGGCGTATTCCTGCTTTGACGGCACGTTCAACCCACAATATCCCAGTCATTGGTTAAAGGCGTTTTTGGACAGCGACGCGGACATATTCAGCCAAACCTACACGATAGACGATAATCCGTTCTTACCGCCGGAGTTTATCGAAAACCTGAAACGAGAATACGCCGGGTCGGTGTACTATAAGCGCTATATTCTGGGCGAGTGGTCGCTTGCCGAGGGCATGATCTACCCCGGCTATTCCTTAGCGCTTGAAACGCCGTTCACGCCGCCGCGCTGGCGTGACGTTTTTATTTCCATCGACTACGGCACACAAAACGCCTTCGCCGCCCTGCTATGGGGAAAAAGCGAGGGCGTTTGGCATATTTTCCGGGAATATCGCTACTCCGGACGCGACACACAAGTGCAAAAAACCGATGAGGATTATGTGCGCGACATGGAGCGGTTCGTCTGCGAGAGTTTGCCGGAAGACCAGCAGCGCGGCGTGATGACAATCATCGACCCTTCTGCCGCGTCGTTCATCGCGGCGCTCAGGCGTTCACGGTTTGCCTTCCGTGTTAGGAAGGCAGATAACGACGTGCTGGACGGCATCCGCGACGTTGCGGTTTGCATGCAGCGCGGCGACGTGCGGATTTTTGACAATCTGCCGGAGCTGCGCAAGGAGTTTGACGGCTATGTTTGGGACGACAAAGCGGACGACAAGCCGATAAAGGTAAATGACCACCTGATGGACGCGCTGCGCTACGGCGTGCGCACCATGCGGCTTGTCAAGCCGAAAGAAGAGTATAAAAGCCCATTCTTTGGGCGAGGAGGTGATTAAAGTTGCTGACGTGGCAGGATTTTCCAACGGACGAGAACGAAATTCCGGAGTTCATCGCTCAGATGATTTCTGAACACGACCTCAATGAAGCGGTTGAGACGGCGCGAACTGCTGACCTGTACGACCATCAGCGAAACAAGACCATCAACGAATATGTGAAGAAAATCTATTCGTCTGCGGGCGTGGCGGTTCAAAATTATGTTGCTTCAAACAACAAAATCGCATCGAATTTTTTTAGACGGCTGAACACGCAGCGTTGCACCTATTCGCTCGGCAATGGCGTGACGTTTGCAAAGAATACGGATGCAGCCAAAGCAAAGCTGGGCGACACGTTCGACACGGAGATTTATCGTGCTGGATATCTGGCACTGATTCACGGTGTCAGCTTTGTTTTCTTCAATTTTGACCATATTCACGTCTTTCCGCTGACGGAGTTCGTGCCGCTGTGGGACGAGAACGACGGCACTTTGCGGGCGGGTCTGCGCTATTGGCGCATCGACAGCACAAAGCCCACGATTGCGATTTTGTATACCGAGGACGGATACAGGAGATACAAGTCTAAAGGCGGGTATGCAAAATTTGAGAAGGACGGCGAAAAGCGCAGCTACAAGCAGACGATTTCAAAAGCGCCTGCCGACGCTGAGCCGGAAGTCGTCGCAGAAGAAAATTATAGCCGTCTGCCGATTGTCCCGCTTTGGGGCAGCCGCTTGCATCAGTCAACGCTTATCGGGTTGCAGCAAAGCATTGACAGCTATGATCTAATCCGGTCTGGCTTTGCAAACGACTTGCAGGACTGCGCGCAAATCTACTGGATACTTGAAAACTACGGCGGCATGAAAGAGGAAGAACTCCAACGTTTCCGCGACCAGATACTATTGCAGCACATCGCAGTAGCGGACACAACGGACGGCGGCGCAATCAAGCCGTACACGCAAGATGTACCGTATGCGGCGCGAACGGCGTACTTGCAGACTATCCGTCAGGATATCTATGAAGATTTCGGCGGGTTCGACACGAAGGCGATTTCCGCATCAAATCAGACCGCGACGGCAATCAATTCTGCGTTTCAACCGCTGGATGAGAACGCCGACGACTTTGAAAACCAGATTGAAACGTGCATCAGGTCGATTCTGGGACTGATCGGCATTGATGATGTCCCCGTTTTCAAGCGCAACCGCATCAGTAACCAGCTTGAACAGGTTCAAATGCTGATGCTGGAAGCAACGTATCTTGACAGACAGACGATCCTCGAGAATCTGCCGAACATCTACATCGACAAAGTGCCGGAGATCATGGCGCGGCTGGACGAGGAAACGGAAGGACGGTTCGTGCGCGAGGAATCGGAGGAGAAAACGACGTGAAGCGCTATGGCATACCGTACAAAGGGAGCAAAAACAGCATAGCGCGAAAAATAGTCAGTTTTCTTCCGCCTGCTGATGTTTTGATTGATATCTGCGCTGGCGGTTGCGCCATAACACATGCGGCACTCGAAAGCTGTGAAGGCCTTGCCCCGAAGTGGGAGCGGATTATAGCGAACGACATTTGCGAAATGCCGTTGAAACTGTTCAAGGGCGCAATATGCGGAGAGTATGCGGATGAAAAGCGCTGGATTGATCGAGAAACGTTTCAAAAGCTGAAAGATGTTGACCCGTATGTTAGATACTGTTGGAGCTTCGGGAATAACGGGATCGACTATCTATATGCGCAGGAAATAGAACCATGGAAAAAAGCGCTGCACTATGCGCGGGTTTTTGGTGACACATTCCTCCTGCAAAATATGGGAATCGAAGGAGACGGAAGCCGCGCGGACGTTCTGGCGCATGAAGCCGAGTACAAGGAGAAATATATTCGGTGGTGGCTTTCACATCAGAAATATTCCCCAGCAGAGCTTGACGAACTGATTAAAAACGCGAAAGCAGATATCGAGAGAGACGAGGAAGAGCTGAGGGCGTATCTACTGAAAGCCTTGAAAACGTCAGGCTTGACGCAGGCCGAGGTTCAGCGTCGTCTCGGAACGCAGATGGCCGGGCATTACTTCGGGCGCTCACAATGGGAGTTCCCGACGCGGGAAATGTACCAACGTATGCAGGAATTTATGCCGCTTCCTGACGATTACAATGAGCTTGTCGGATTGTACAGGCTCAGGCAAAGGCTGCAAAGTCTGCAAAGTCTGCAAAGTCTGCAAAGTCTGCAAAGTCTGGAAAGGCTGGAAAGGCTGCAAAGGCTGGAAAGGCTGGAAAGGCTGCAAAGGCTGGAAAGGCTGGAAATCTCGTTTGAAAGCTATGAAAACGTAAAAATTCCACCAAATAGCGTGATTTACGCAGATATTCCGTATCAAGATACAGATTGCGGAATTTATGAAGGATTCGACCACGAATCCTTTTTTAATTGGGCAGCGAAACAGAAAACTCCCGTATTTATCAGCAGTTACAAGGTGGAGGACAAGCGCTTCACACGCGTTTTTGAGTGCGACAAGCGATCACTTAGCAGCGGGAAAGGTTCCGGGAAACTGATGAGAGAACGGGTTTATGCGAACGCGGCGGGGGTGACGGCGCTTGACAGATCAGGCGGTTCAATGGACTGACAAGCAGATTGAAGAACTAGAGCGGCGCATCCGCGACGTATACACCGACGCGGCGGCTGATATCCAGCGCAAGCTGGGTAAGTTCATCGCGAAATTCCGCAGGGATGATAAAAAATATCATGCGCAGCTCGAAGCGGGAGAGATCACGCAAGAGACGTATCGCGATTGGCTGGCAGGGCAAGTGTTTCAGGGGAAACGCTGGCGACAGATGCTTGCCAACCTGACGGAGACGCTGACGCACAGCAACGAGCTTGCTATGCAGATCATCAACGACACGACCCCGGAAGCGTTTGCCTATAATGCCAACTGGTCGAGCTATATGCTTGAAAAGGGCGCACGGATAAACATGGGCTTTGAGCTATACGACGCATCAACCGTCAAGCAGCTTATCCGCGACCAGCCAGACCTTCTGCCGCCGTCAAAGGTGGATATACCAGCAGACAAGCGCTGGAATCATATGCAGATCACGCAGCAGATCACGCAGGGCATCATTCAGGGCGAACCGCTTGAGACGGTCGTGAAGCGATTGCAGCGTGTGACGACGGCGAATGAGGCCAGCGCAAGGCGACACGCGAGAACCGCGATGACCTACGCGCAGAACGCAGGGCGCATTGAAAGCTATCATCAGGCGGCAAAGCTGGGTATCAAGCTGCAAAAGGAGTGGCGGGCGACGCTGGACAACCACACGCGCCATTCCCACGCTATGCTTGACGGGCAGCGGGTGGACGTAGACAAGCCGTTTCAGAGCGAGCTGGGCGAGATCATGTGTCCGGGCGACCCGAACGCAAGACCCGCGAATGTGTACAACTGCCGCTGTACGCTCGTGTCGTACAATCCAAAATATCCGCCGCGAAATGAGACGCGGCTCGACAACATCACCCGCGACACAATACCGTTTAAGACTTATGCGGAGTGGGCGGGATGGAAGGAGGCGCACAATGGCGGGAAACCTGATCGACAACAGCGCGGCGTTTCTGGCAGAACTGGAACGCGCAAAGGCGTGGGCGCTTGAAACCATCGGTCAGAAAGCTGAAACATACGCAAAGGACAAGTGCCCCGTCGGAACGGTTGAAAGCACGGGAAAGAGAGGATATATCGGCGGAACATTGAGAAACAGCATCACGCACAGGGTTGACGACGACGTGGTGAGCGTGGGCAGCAACGTCGAATATGCGCCGTATCCTGAACTGGGCACTGGACCGTATTTTGAAGCACCGCCTGAATGGGAACAGTTCACGACGACGCGAGGAAGCGGAATCGGTAAATCGTTTATGCGGCCTCACCGATACCTAAGACCCGCGATTGAAGATCACCGCGAAGAGTACAAGGAAATCATGCGAGACGAGCTGTCAGGAGGTTAAAATGGGGCTTATTAAGTGGTTCAGGCGCGAGAAAATCCGCCGTGGAGCGCGAAAAGAGATCAAACAGGCGCGAGAAACCGCGCCCGCTACAAGGCAAGGTCAACGCGCATTGGCGCGAAAGATCGAGAAAATCAGGGCAAAGGCAAACAGGGAAATTGACAAGCACCGCTGAGAACAGCGGTTTTTCTTTTGGCAAAAACGGCAAAGTACCGCCGTTTGCATATAAAGCGAAGGGCGAAGAACAGCCCCCGAAGTAAAGGAGCGTAAACATGGCATTCACCAGAAAATTTCTCAAGGCGCTTGGTCTGACCGAAGAACAGGTTGACAGCGTGGTTGAGGCGCACACGGAAACCGTTGACGGGCTGAAAAGCCAGATGGCGGGCTACAAAGCCGACGCTGATAAGCTGGAAGACGTTCAGAGGGAGTTGGACGTTCTGAAAGCCAAGGGCGGCGGAGAGGACTACAAAAGCAAGTATGACAGCGAGCACGCGGCTTTTGAGAAGTACAAGCAAGACCAGAGCGCCAAAGAATCGGCGGTACTGACCGAGCGACTGTACCGGGAGCAGCTTACCGCGCTGGGCATCACTGGAAAGCGAGCTGACAGCATTGTACGCCTGACTGATCTTTCCACCGTGAAGGTCAAGGACGGCAAGCTGGAAGACGCGGAAGGCGTGAAGAAGGGCATCCAGACCGACTATGCGGATTTCATCCCGAACACCAATACGCACGGCGCGAATGTGGATAATCCGCCCGACAACAATGGCGGCGGCGGGGCATCCAGCCGTGCGGCACAGGTTGCCAAGGATTATTACGCCGCGATTTATGGCGCGGCAGAAGGAGCGAAAAAATGAGCTTTATCAAAGCTGAAAACGGCGCGGTTTACGCGCCTGGTTATTTTCTGGTTCATCCCGAAGACGTAACGCGGGAGACTTGCACGGTCAAGGCAGACCACGAGAACGTCAAAACCGCCGCAAACGGCGGCAAGTATGTTCCGGCGGGGTCTGTCATCCCGGCGAATGACACAACGGCGGTCGGCATCCTGTATGAGGATGTGGACGTGTCCAGCGGCGACATGCCGGGGTCTGCCGTTACGCGTGGAGCTGTCTATGAGGACAAGATTTCTCCGGCGGTTGATACGGCTGCAAAGACGGCGCTGAAAGGCATCACCTTTGTTGCCACTGCCCCGGCGATCACGCGCCCGTACTGAAAGAGGTGAAGAAAAATGGCTGAAATGTTTGAAAACAACATCCTGGGTTTTATCCCGCAGAAAGACTGGCTGAACATCCCGTTCCAGGTTGCCCGCCCGAACGACCCGATTGACGGTCTGTTCGGCGACACGCGAACCGCGAATCTGGTAGCCTACTGGCAGAGCATCGCGGCGCAGTATCAGATCCCCGTCATGGCGCAGTTCCACGGCTTTGATACCGAAGCACAAACGACCTTCCGCGTTCCGGTCGATACGCACAACATTGAAAAGGGCCTGATTAAGGTCAAAATCAATCAGTCCGAGCGCATGCGCGCTCTTCTGCGAAGCGGCGTGCAGCAGAATGACATGTACGATTATGTCATCCGAGATGGCATCAACCTGTCGGAGCAGGTCGTGACGCGCACGAAGGTTGCCAAGAACGAGCTGCTGGCAACGGGCAAGGTAACGATCAAGGAGAATAACCTCAACCTGACCGTTGATTACGGCGTGCCGTCCGGGCAGACCTCCAAGACGCTTGATCTGTCCGAGAGTGCTAACGTGCCGAAGCTGCTGCAAGCGCTGATCGATGAGGCAACCGACAACGGCGTGACGCTGACTGGCATTTACACCAGCAAGGCGAACATCACCAAAATGCGCAGCAATGCGGCGATTCAGAAGGCTGTGAACGGCAACGTTGGCGCCGGCGCGCTTGTCCGTGCGGACGCTTTCAACGCCTATCTCAATGAGGAGTTTGGCATTCAGCGCGTTATCGCAAACGATTTGACCTATGCGGTCGAAAATGGCGTCGGCACGAATGGCCGCCCGAACAGAACGACAAAGCGCCACTACCCGAAAGATAAGATCACACTCTTCGCAGCGAATCCTGCTGGTCGTCTGGGCGAGGGTCTGTGGGGCGACCCGCCGGAGACTGACGCGGGTGCGTTTATGCAGGTCGGAGCGAGCGGCGCAAGCCCGTATGTGTACGTTTCTCAGTGGATGGAGAAAGACCCCACTGTTCTGTGGACGAAGGCATCCGCCCTGTTTATGCCGGTTCTGTATAATCCGAACAGCCTTTACATTGCTTCCGTAACGGGGGAATAACCGCGCTGTCTGGAACGCCTACGCCCCAAAGCGTCAATCTCGACGGTATGACAAAGGCTGAATTGCTTGCGTATGCCGCCGAGAATGGCGCTGAGGGTGTCAGCAGCGCTATGTTAAAGGCGGACATTATCGCGGCGATCAGAGCCGCAGAGAAGGAGTAACGGCAAATGCTGGAAACGGTTTTGACGCATCTGCACAACTGGTTTCCTGTCAAAGGCGGCAAGCACAAAGGAACGTTTTCAATCGTTTCCGGTATGCCTGACGTTGACTTTTTGACGAATGGTCAGTATTTCCGCGTCAAAGGCAGCGTGTTTTCCGACGGGCTGCACGTCTACCAGGGCGGCGAAACGCTGACAGGCGAGACATTCTACGGCGAAATCTGGGCGCTGGCAATCCCGAAAAGCGTCAAAGAGCTTTCGGAAGAAATCGCCGCGTACACGGAAAAGAACCCGGTGACCGACAAGATTTCCGAGAGTTTCGGCGGTTACAGTTACTCTCGCGCATCCGGCACGACTGGTGCGCCGACGGGCTGGCAGGGGGCTTTCGCCTCCCGCCTTGCCCCTTATCGGAGGATAAGCGATGATTAACGCAGAGCTAATCGAGATGTTTTCGCAGCCGTGCGTGATACTAAAGAAAAAGCGCGTCCCTGATGGGTATGGCGGCTTTGAAACAAGCTGGTCGGACGGTGACAAGTTCGACGCGGCGATTGTTAAAGACCAGAGCTTACAAGCGCGTGTCGCCGAGAAGCAGGGCGTTTCCAGCGTCTACACCATCACGACGGCGCGAGGCGTTGCACTTGAGTATCACGAGGTTTTCCGCCGCGTTTCTGATGGGGCAATCTTCCGCGTGACGAGTGACTACACCGACAGCAGACCGCCTGACGTGGCGACGTTCGACTTTGAGCGAGTGACGGCTGAGAGGTGGGAACTTCCAACGTGAACGAGACGACAAAGGCACTATATAGCTTCTATTCCGGGTTCGGCATTGACGCATACCCGGAAAGCAACGTGCCGGAGGACGCGAAACTCCCATACATCACCTACACCGTCATTGAGCCGGACTGGCGAAACGCTGCAAGCCATCAGGCGCGGGTGTGGTATCGGTCAGAAGGCTATAAGAAAATAAACGCCAAGGTTGACGAGATCACAAGGGCGGTTGGCGAGCTGCTCATGCTTCCGACGGCGAACGGCTACATCGCCATTCGCCCCGCTGACCCGCTGGTGCAGTATCAGCCCATCGCAAACCCGGAAATCAAAGTCGCGTATCTCAATTTTCAAATCAATTCGTATCAATCGAGGTGATATAAATGGGCAAACCTGTTACGGCTGTCAGACCGCAGACGTTCGAGCGGTTGCAGCTCAACGCGGGTGCTTTTCTCAAAAATTTTGATCTGAGCACCTACACTGAATACAGCGCGCTCGAAGAAGCGCTTTTCGCCGCCATTAAGGACGGCACAAAGGCGCTGGGCGCGACGCGAGGCGGAGGCACATTTACCGCAACGCCAACCATGCGCAGCATCGAGGCGGACGGAAAGCGGTATGAGTTCAAAGGCAGTACGGTCATTGATACTTGGGATATCAAGCTGACCGCGACGCTTATGGAGATCACGCCGGATAACTTCGTGCTTGCACTCGGCACGGCTGAGAAGAACGAGGACAAATCTTTCACGACTGGCAAAAAGACCACGATCAAACTGCGAACCAACATCGAAGACGGCGACTATATTCAGAATCTCGTTTGGTTCGGCAATACGTCCAAGGGACTTGTCGCCATCGTACTTGACAATGCGCTGAACAACACGGGCGTGACGTTGACTTTCAGCGACAAAGGAGAGGGTACGCTCCCGGTCGAGTTCCACGCATACCAGGACACCGTGGAGAACAACGAGTACGCGCCTTGCGCGATCTACTTCTTCGACGAAGCGGCGCAGTAACAACACGCCGGGGGCTTTGCCTTCGGCGCTTTTCTTTTTTTGAGGTGAGAAGATGAAACTTTCGGAGATGAACGGCGAAGAGCTGTCTGTCTGCCTTTGCAAAATCGCAGAACCGATTGAGCGGATCGGCTTTGACAAGAAGACGACGGAGACCTTCCAGAAAATCGCCGATTTGAGCAAAAGCGGCATGAACAACATCCAGCAGACCTCTATGATGATCGGAAAATTCGTTCCGCTGCTGCTGGGCGATCATCGGGAGGACACGTTCGCCATTCTGGCGGCAATCAACGGCAAAACCGTTGAGGAAATCCGCAGTCAGAAGGGCGTGCAGACCATCAAGGAGCTGAAAAATGCACTCGCAGACCCCGACCTGATGGATTTTTTTACGTCGTCCGTGCATACGGTCGAAAAGCTGTAACGGCGGCGATTTACAGGCACGGAGCACCGCCGACAATCGCGGCACTCTCCGACCTTTTGGCGGATGACCGTCAAAAATGGCTGGGAGATGTGTACAGCGCGAAGATGCTTTCCGCCATCTGTCAGGCGATGGGGAACGAACCCGTGAGCTATGAGGAGTTTGTCGGGCTGGTGGAGCAGGACAACCGAACGGGTCAAGAGATCATTGATGACCTGATCGCCGAGCACGAAAGAAGGAAAAAAGCAAGAGGGGAGGGATAAAGCATGGATTTGTTTACGCTTGTAGCCAAGATCGGCCTTGACTCTAAAGAATATGAGCAGGGCATCCGCAAAGCTAAAAACGATGCGCAAACTGCCGCGCAGAGTATCGGGCGCGCGTCCGAATCCGTAAAGAACGCAGCCAAGGAAGCGGGAGAAGGCATCAAGAACGCGACCAAAGGAACGGAAAGCACGACGAAGACGACAACGGAAAGAAATAAGACGTTGTGGGAACGTATGTTTTCCGCAGTCGAAAGCAACGGAAAATCGAAGATGGAGAGCCTGAGCGCGTGGACGCTTGCGAAGGCCAAACTGCTGGCCGACGGGATTAAAAGCGCGTTTTCTAAGATTTTCGACATCGTGAAAAAAGCGATTGTGTCCTCCGCAGACAAGGAAGCCCTTGATTCTCTTGCAAGTCAAACGTTCGGCGAGCTGGAATCTGCCGCAAATGGCGCTCTTGACACGATCAGCAAGGACACAAACATTCTGGCCGGAAGGCTTAAAGGCGTTGGCACGTCCTCCTTCATGCAGTTTAGGAGCGCAGGCGTGGACGCGGCGGAAGCTATATCCATGATGGATAAATATGTCCGCCTCGCTGCTGACGGTGCAGCCGCGTATAACATCAGCGTTGAAGACGCAGACGTAAGGCTGAGATCGTTTCTGCGCGGAAATGTAGAGGCTGGCGATTCAATCGGTCTTCAAATCTCCGAATCTACACGCGCATCGAAAGCACTTGAAGTATACGGGAAGAAATGGTCTGAACTCACAGAGGCGCAGAAACAGAATCTTCTTCTCAACGTCGTTGACGAGATGTATACCGCTTCCGGCGTTATCGGGCAAGCGGCAAGAGAAGGCCACGAATGGGAAACCGTAATCGGCAATCTCAGCTCCGCACTATACGGAACAGACGGAATCATGCCCAAGATTGGTGAGAGCTTCAGAACAAATCTAATTCCGGTAATCGAAAAAGCGACGGATTTTCTTACCGACGAAACAATTCAAATGCGCGCTGGCATGCTGGCGGCAAGTCTGTCAGACGCTACCGGCTGGGTATTTGACGGTATAATTGACCTTCTGGATAAAATACTGGAATGGAGCAGCGGAGACGAGGAATTCAAAATTGATATTCATATTCCGACATGGGAAGAGATTCAGACTACCGCTGAAACCGCGCTGACCACCATTCAAAACGGCATTAAGGGCTTTGCGACGTGGACACTGGGTGCGTTTACGCTGGACGGCGTTTCCATTCCAGAGATCTTGCAGACGGCTAAAACATGGTGGAGCGGTCAGGGTGCGAACGCATACGAGCGCCTGAAATCTGTATTTACGTGGACGCTGGGAAACTTCGTTGCCCCTAACATTGAAGGATTCTTCGACAGTGCTTCAACGTGGTGGGAAGAAACGGCACAGCCCGCGCTCACAGCGATCACACAATGGTCGTTCGGCGAGCTGATCGTTCCCGCGTGGGGAGATTTCGCGCTAAGTGTAAAAGACTGGTGGATGAATGACTTCTTACCTGCCATGACTGCCATTCTGACGTGGAATCTAGGTGATTTGGAGTTGCCCAGCATCGAGAGCGTACAGGAACAGATACAAACGTGGTGGGCGGCGGTCAAAGCAGGACTGAAGCTGTCATTCAGTGCATCGTATAGTCGGACGTTCAGCCAAGCTGAGCTTGAACAAGCGCAAAAGGACTACAAGGATGAAATAGACGCGGTTTCAAGCCCTTCGCTTGCTCCGTGGTCAAGCAAGAGGAACGCGCCGAGCAAGGCCACCGGCCTTGATTATGTGCCATATGATAACTTTGTCGCCAAGCTCCATGCTGGAGAACTCATCCTGAACCGCGCAGACGCGACGGCCTACCGCGCCGGAAATGTCGGCGGTATCAGCGCGGAAAGCATCAGCCAAGCCGTCGCCGTCGCTGTACGCGAAGCGCTTGACGGTGTGGGCGTGTACATGGGTGCGGATAGAGTAGGCGATCTTGTGACACAGCGCGTGAGCCGCAACATTGCCAAGGGCGCAAGAGCTATGAGGTATGCAAACGTATGATGACGAGATACGCCTGCCGACTGAACGGCATTGATTTGTCGAGCATCGACCCAGCAATTTATGTGCTTGACGTGAGCACCGTTTCGCCCGTGCGCGATCTTGTGACGACACCGCTTGCAGGCCGAAGCGGGCAGCGAATCACGAAGCGCACGACGAACAGCCTGAGCGTCGAGGTGAAATTTGAAATCCACGAGCAGAATACCGTTCGCCGCGCCCTCATCGCGGAGAAAGTGACGGAGTGGGCGATTCTCGGCGGCATTCTGACAACGAATGACCGACCCGAAAGGCGGATGCACGTCATCTGCGAGACCCTACCGAACTTCTCCGCGTTGCGCTGGACGAACAGCATGACGATGACATTCACGGCGTTTGAAATTCCATTCTGGGAGAGCGAATACCCGCGAAATGCGACGGTTGACGGAAACGGCGAAGCTCAAATGATTGCGCCTGGTTTTGCGGATGATTCCCGCGTTTGGGCGAGCGTGACCAACGCCGGAACGGGCGCGATCACGAGCGTAGACCTGACAGCCGGACAAACCGCGCTGCACTTCTCCGGGCTTGCGCTCCCTTCCGGCTCGACGCTGGAAGTCGGCACAGACGATCACGGCGTTTTTTATGCGCGAATCGGGAACAAAAGCGTGCTGAGCAAGCGAACGGCAGAATCGAGCGACGAGCTGCGGCTTGAAGCCGGGAAGTTTGGCAAGCTGTCCGTCTCCACGGACGGAAAAGCAAAGACGAGATTCGGCGTGAGGGGGTATTACACATGAGCGTAAGGCTTCCGCGTCTTCTTGACGCGCAGCTCCGCGAGGTGTGCCGCCTCCATCCCGTCACGCTGTCCATCAACGAGCGGCTTGTACCGCCGCACGATGCTTCCATGACGCTGCCTCCGGGCGAGGGAGCGCCTTTCCACGCATGGGTAGAGCTTTATACCATCGACGGCAGCGCGGGCTTCTACCGAGTTTCTGGCGCGTCTGAGAGCTATGTCATCACGGGCGACGTTGACTTGGAGCACGGCGCGGCGATTCTCGGCGATGCGATCATCCCCGGCGAGGGGAAATACAGCGGAACGTGCGCCGAAGTGCTGACGGCGATGCTGGCAAACCAGACGACGCTTGTAAACGGTCAAAAGCCTTGGGTACTCGGAACGTGTGCGAAAAGCGCGAGCATCGAATATGCGTATGACTGCAACAACATCCTGTCGGCGATGACGGAAGTGGTCGGCGACGAGAAAGACGGCTACGCACTCGAATTTGATGATACGCACGGTTTTCCTTGGCGGGTGAACGTCGTATCGGTCGAGACCTCCGCGAGTTGTGAGGGACGACTGAGCCGAAACCTCGAAAGCGTCAGCGTCTCGATATCCGATGACGAGTTTTGCACACGGATTTACTGCAAGAGCCTCCCAGAGCCACACTACATCGACGGTCCGACCGTCGGCACATGGGGAATCATCACGAAGACGATCACCGCCGGAGAGGGCGTGACCGCCGAGAGCTTGAAAAGCTACATTGTGCGATACCTCGAAGACCACAAAAACCCGCGAAACAGCATCGAGATTAACGGCGTTGATTTGGCGACCGCGACGAGGGAAAGCCTCGATTCCTTCCGAATCGGGCGGCTTTTCCGGCTAGCGCTCCCTGATTACGGCGTGAAGATGGAAGAGCGAATCCTTGTGCGCAGCATCACCGACGTTTACGGCGACCCGTGCGGCGTGAGGCTGACGCTTGCGAGCAACATCCGCGACACGGCGGAAGACCTCGTGCGGCTGGACAACACCGTTACAGGCGGCTCGTCGCAAAACAGCACAAAAAAGTATATCGGCGGCGGAACGTCTAAAGGAACGGGCATTTCGAGAAACACTTTGCTCGGCTTGCTACGTGACTATGACGACTTCTCTTCCGCAACAGAATCTTGGAAAAGGGAAGCAGGCGTGAAGATTGAGGCGAATCACGCCGACCTGTACGCGACAAAGCGAGCAATCACGGGAAATTGGGCGGGAAACGTCGAGACGATTAACGCCTTGATTACCGCATCGAGCGACAACGGCGGCCTTGTGTCGATGATTGTCGGTCGGCACAACAAGATTGAGGACGTGAATGCCGCCATCTCTGCGACCGCCGCCGGGGGCGGCCTTATCAACATGAAGGCCGATGCTAAGACGGTTACGGATATGGGAGAACGTCTATCGTCGGCGGAAATCACGCTGAACGGCGCGGACGGGCAGATCGGCCTTGTGGGGCGCGTCGAAACAGCAGAAGGGGATATCAAGTCCGCGGAAGTCAAGATTGACGGCTTGAACAGCACAATCAGTCTAAAAGCCGACGCGACTGTGACGGACGCGCTCGGCGAAAGAGTTAGCAGCGCGGAAGTCAGAATCGACGGCCTGAACAGCGAAATCGAGCTGAAAGCGGACAAGATCACGTTGGATGGATATGTCACGGCCAACCAAATGAAGACGGAGTTTTCCAACTTTGAAAGCGGCCTATCCGACAATCTATATGTGCGGGCTTTAAGCGCATCAAATTTTGAGTGCAGCCACTTGACAGTCAACGGGAGCGGGTTGTCCTTGGTACAAAAGACCGTTGTGACAGGCGTGAGCCGAACGAAGCGATATGCAAAAGGCCCGTCCGGCACGTCGAACATTGAGTTTTACGAGTGTTCCGGCGTGAGCACAGAGAAAATGTACTATGTATCTTGGGAGTGATGAAAATGACCGTGGAAGACATCATTTTTCAGCTTGGCAACGTCGGATTGCTGCTTGAATCGGTGGAAACCAAGGGCGAGAAGAATCTGAACAATCTACTCGCCGCAATTCAGATCACGCGAAAAACCATCAAAGAACTGAAGGAGGCGGTTGACCATGAAAATTGAAACGAGCAAGGGAAAAACCTTTAATATTGAATTTATCTGTTCTCCGCTCAGAGACGGAAGCAAAGCAATCATCGAAATGGAGGATGAGCGCCCCCTGGCTGAAATTGCCGCCGACTTTGACGGCCTTGAAAGCATTAAAAAGACGGTTTCTGGCAGGAATGACAAAGCCGTCTATGAGATGTATGAAGGATTTTCTCGGCTTGTTGGCATCCAGCGGGATATGGCATCGGGAAGCGTGCGCCTGACACTGGCAAAGGAGTGATGGCCTTTGAATCTCGGCGTATTCAAGCGCAAAATTGACGTAGACGCTGATATCCAGATGACCCCGCTAAAGTCGCTGTATGCGTCAGGCGACAAGGACGCGCATGTCTTCGAGCTTTCCCTCTATCGAGGCGGGCAAGAAATAGCCTTGAGCGGTGCAAGCGCTCAGGGCTATTTTATCCGTGCGGACGGGTACACCGTGCCCATCACGGGAGCGATCAGCGGCAATGTCGTGACCCTCACACTTTCGGAGGTCTGCTATTACATCGTCGGAAACTTTAACCTCATAATTAAGGTGTCCACCGCCGAAAGCCGCAAGTCTGTATTTTGGGGAAACGGCTATGTCGTGCGCAGCATGACGGATGCTATTGTTGACGAGGAAAATGTTATCCCGTCGCTTGATGAGCTTCTGGCGCAAATTGCTGCCGCAGAAGCGGCGGCAAAGGCTGCGAACACGGCGGCAACGAATGCAAACAACGCAACCAAGACCGCGAAAGAAGCGGCGAGCAGCGCAAATACGGCGGCGAAAAAAATCAATAATATGTCGGCATCCGCAAAAAGCGTTGATGCGGGAGCAGAGGCAACGGCCACAGTCACCACGGTTGACGGACACTACAATATCGCATTCGGCGTCCCACGCGGGCCAACAGGACCGCGCGGGCCGAAGGGCGATCCCGGCAGCATCGACAACCTCGCGGAGAATGTGGCGCTTGAGATCGCCAAGTATAATTTTGGTCAGCCGTACAACCTGCTGGACAACAGCGATTTTGTCCATCCGATTGCGCAGGCGGGCGTGAACGGGGCGCACGGCGCGACCGAGTATGCTGTGGATCGCTGGAATCGGACGAGCGGCGCGACGGTTTCACAGGCGGCGGACGGGCTGAAAATCGTGTCGGACAAGACGAGCTGGACGGCGGGCATTCAGCAGCGGATCGAGGCGAAACGTTTTGCCGACGTGATGACGTTTGCGGTACGCGGCGTTTTCCCGGTGGCGTGCCGACTGTTTGTCTACATCGGCAACGGCACGACGAATTTTGGGCAAGCGTATTTTCAGGGCGACGCGGCGGAGCGCACGCTGGTGCTGAAGCTGACAAAGCCGGATGGCTTGACCGGGGATGAAGTGGTGAACGTGTACATTTCGCCGGACACAGGCAGCACCGGCACGGCGGCGGTCGTCCGTTGGGCGGCGCTCTACGAGGGCGAATACACAGCGGAGACCCTGCCGCCGTATGTGCCGAAGGGATATGCGGCAGAACTGGCCGAGTGCCTGCGGTATTATCGGAAGATAAAGGCCAACAACGAAACGTTTTCTGGGTACGCCGCGAATGGCGTGGCTTACGCTTTTATCCACTTGCAGGAGATGCGGATTGCGCCGACAGTAACGGGCGGTGGGAAGTTTTACTACACGCTGGGCAGTGCACAGGGAACGACAACCGAGACGGCCACAGCGCATAACGCAAACGCAAACCGCGTCATCGTCAAGTGCGCGGTATCTGTAACGGGCGTATGCACGGGCGTGATTACGCCGCATGGCGACATTGACATTTCTGCCGACCTGTAAAGGAGGGGTGACATGGACACAGAGAGCTGCAAGGTACTGGTGCAGACCGACGACGCGGGGCGCGTGACGGCGATCAACAGCGACGCGTTTGTGAGCGGCGACGGTTGGACGGCTATTGATGAGGGCGAGGGCGACCGATACAGGCACGCGCAGAACAACTATCTGCTCAAGCCGCTCACGGATGAGCGCGGCGTGTACCGCTACAAGCTCGTGGACGGGCTGGTTGCGCAGCGGACACAGGCCGAGATGGACGCGGACTTTGACGCATTGCCCGCGCCGCCGCTGACGACTGAGGAGCGCGTGAACAACGTGGAGCAGCGCACGGATGCGCTGGAATCTGCAAACGACGATCTGATTTTGATGATGGCTGATTTGATTGGAGGATAAAAAAATGAAAACTTTGAACGCTTTGAAGCTACGCATTATGACCCGTGCCTTTAGAATCCGCATTGCCAACGGCGAGGATTTTGCCGATATCGCGGCGGATTATCCCGTACTGACGACCGACGACCTGGAAGCCATCCGCGAAGCGCTGAACATGGGCTGACGAGGGAGAGAACGTGATGCGTGATATCATTCTGACGCTTGATCGTTTTGGCGATCAAGCGCTGCTGCTTGGGCGTGTCGGCGAAAATCGCGCGACGCGGGTACAGCTCGACCTGAAAAGCATATTGAGCCAGTATCCGGATGCTATCGCGTCGATCACGGTCAAGCCGCCTGGCCGGGTGGAGTATCCGGCGACGGTGAAACAAGAGGGCAGTATCCTGACGTGGGAGATCACGCGCGCGGACATCGGCGATAAAGCCGGAAGCGGGCAAGCCCAAATCACAATCCAAGATGCGGATGGCGCAGTCATCAAGACTGCGATTGCCTGTACGCGCATCAGCGAGTCTCTTGGCGACGCAACTGCCCCGGCACCTGATCCGGTTACAACATGGATTGACAAAGCGACTGGCATGCTGGCCGACGTTGAACGAGCGGGAAACGCTGCGCAGGAAGTCGCAGACGAAGTACAGCGGCGGTTGGATAATGGCGACTTTGTAGGGCCGCAAGGTCCGCAGGGAGACAGGGGCGAAACAGGCCCGATTGGCCCGCAAGGACCCAAGGGCGAAAAAGGGGACAAGGGCGACAGGGGCGAGAAGGGAGACACCGGCCCGCAGGGCGAAACGGGCGCAAAGGGAGATAAAGGAGACAAGGGCGACACGGGCGCAAAAGGCGAACCGGGCAAGGATGCCGTCATCGACGCGACGCTGACCCAGGAGGGCGAGGCGGCGGACGCAGCCGCAACGGGAAAGCGGCTGGCGGAAATTGAGAAGGCTGTTGCTGAGAAGGCCGACAAAGCGCGCCAGAATATCCTGATCGGCACCGAAACGGGCAATCCTGTATCTGTCTCTGACGCTTTTTCCGCGCCGCTGTGCGGGCTGACTGTCTACGGCAAGAGTACGCAGGACGGCACGCCGACTCCCGATGCGCCTGTTCCGATTGTGAGTGCGGGAGATGGCGGAAGCGTGGCGGTGAAGGTGACGGGGAGGAATCTGCTGAATATTCCCGACGGGTCAGCGACCGCTAGAGGTGTAACGGTTACTGCAAAAGATGGGTTAATATCAATTTCAGGGACGGCAACTAGTTCTGGCTATGCCAAGTTAGACATCCCACCATTTATTGCATCCGGTGTGGTGATTTTATCATCTAGCATCACATCTCCAAAAGTGAAAATTGTATCAGAAACATGGGGAGCTATTCTTTCTTTAGGTGCTGCCGATAAAATGTCTGATATGGCAACCAGAATAGTTTTTATTGTAACTGAAGGACAAACATACAATCTCACTGGCGTAAAAGTGCAGCTTGAACTCGGCACAACCGCAACCACCTACGAACCCTACCACGAACAACTTCTCACCCTTCCCACCCCAAACGGCTTGCCCGGCATCCCTGTCACTTCCGGCGGCAATTACACGGATGAAAATGGGCAGCAATGGGTGTGCGACGAGGTGGACTTGGAAAGGGGGGTGAAGGTGCAGAGGGTTGATAAAACCTCTTTTGACAACACAAAAACGCTTGCCGAACAAAACGCAATCCTTGCCGCCCCCGTTGAAACCCCGCTCACCCCTGCCGAACTTACCGCCTACAAAGCGCTGACTACCTACGCGCCCAACACCGTGGTGCAAGCCACGGATGGCGCAGGGTTGAAACTGGACTATCAAAGAGACGTAAACATCGTGATCAAAAATCTTGAAGACGCGATTGCGTCTATGACTACAACCTAAAGGAGGGGAAAAGCATATGGCAATCAAAAGCAAAGCCCGGCACGACCTGACCCTGCGCTCCATCAAGCGCGAGATCGCCGCCGGGCGAGATGTGGCCTATTGGCTGGACAAGGCATACACCCATCTTGATAATGGGCTGCTCACCGATGCGGATATCGGAGAGATCGAGGCGCTGGCACAGGCGTATTATGACGCACTGGACGCGGAAAAAGCGAAGGAAGAGGCTGACGACGGCCTTTCAACCGTCTAAGGAGGCAAAACCATGATTATTCTTGGTATCATCGTCGGCGGCGCGATCATCTTCGCGGCCGGCTGTCTGGTTGGCCGCTTCATCCGCGCGGGAGGTGCGTGGGATGATTAAGGCGAGCGCACTGATCAATCTCTTTCAACGCATGCTGGACGAGCACTGGGCGTATGAGCTGGGCACGGCGCGCGAGGGCTGTGTAGACTGTTCGGGCGCGTTTGTCTGGGCGTATAAGCAGCTTGGCGCGACAATCGAGCACGGAAGCAACTCTATTGCGCATCTGCGCGTTGGCGAGTATGTGCCCGTATCGGAGGCAAAGCCGGGCTATGCGGTCTTCAAGCTGCGCGAGTGGCGCGAGGACGACAGCGGCAACCGCTGGTTTGACCAGCAGCCCGGCGACTGCTATCACATTGGCCTGATGGGACAGGATGGGCGTGTGCTCAACGCGCAGAGCACCAAGACGGGCTTTGTCGCGTCGCCCGCGTCGCAAAATTGGGCGTTCGCCGCCCCGCTAAAGGCGATCAGTTATTCAGATAACGCGGAAGGAGGTGAGACCATGTATGGCAATGCAACGGTGAGCGTGACCAGCGGATATCTCAACATCCGTGAGGGCGCAAGCACTCGGTCAAAGGTCATCGCAAAAGCCGCAGACGGCGCGCGGGTGAACGTCATCCGCGAGGCGGGCGGCACGGGCTGGGTGTTCGGCAAGCTGGAAAACGGCGATACCGGGTACATGTCCAGCAAATATCTTGTCGAGGATGCGCCGCCGGAAAGCGGGGATCAGGACGAGACGGGCGGCGAAGCACTGGCCACGACGACCCTGCGCAGGAACGACGGCGTGTATATCACGCTGGCGGGAAAATGGACGATTGCGGAGGATTGACCGATGACACTACAAAAGCTGCTGGACGGCTTGCAAGCGGCTGTCACAACGCACAGCACACTGACGCTCGTGCTGGTGTATATCACGCTCAACCTGATCGAGATTTCCCCGATCAAGGTTCAGCCGCTCTCGTGGGTTTTTAAGGGCTTGCGCAAGGCACTTGTCGGCTCGTTGGAAGAGCGCATGGGACGGATTGAGGCGAAAAACGACCTTGAGTTTGCCAAAATTGCACGAGCACGAATACAGCGGTTTGCGGATGAGCTGTACTATCGGACGGATTTGAGCCACGCACGACAGCATTTTGAGCAGGTGTTTGACGATATCAATGCCTATAATGCTTACTGCGAATCACACCCACAATTTGAAAACCACAAAACAATAGAGGCGACCAATATCATCAAAAACACTTATCACAAGTGTTTGGAGAACCACATTTTTACATGACATCGCCCGGCAAAAACCGGGCAGAAAGTGAGGCTATCTATGTCTAATATCGACCTGACCCCCATCTTCCAGGCGCTGATCGTCCTCGTGGCCGCGCTGATTACGCGGTATGTCGTCCCGTGGATCAAGGCCAAGACGACGCTTGACCAGCGGCGCGAAATCCGCGACCTCGTGTCTATCCTCGTATTCGCCGCCGAAAAGCTGTACACCGGCTCCGGGCGCGGAGAAGAAAAGCTGGCGTGGGTAAAGGAGCGGCTTGACGCGCACGGATATAAGTTGGATACAGATGAGCTTGTCGAGCTGGTGAACGCTGAGATTGCAAAGTTGGAGAGCACCGCGCCCGTAGTGGTCGAGGAAGCCAGCGTGTAAAGGGAGGCGGTTTTCTGTGCGCCTTGATTTTGACAGGCGCACGAAAGAGGAAATCGCCCGCCGCTGCGGCTTTGACGAGCACGTCCGGCTGGGACAGGTCTTTGACCTGCTCTGGCGCGGTTACAGCATTGTGCAGATCAGCATGACACTGGGCATGTCGCCCGCAACTGTCAGCCGCAGCATTCGCGAGATTAAAAGACGGATGTCTGCATCTATATATACAGATGATAACACCCCTGCCTGATGGCAGGGGCTTTTTTAATGCAAAAAATAAATAAAAATAATTTGTAAAGCACTTGACGAGTAAATTAAAATGATGTATAATACAATACAGTCATAAGGAACAAGGAAAACATCGACAACATGACCGGCGCACTCGTCGCCGCGTAAAAAAGGAGGAAAAAATTATGAAAAAATGGAGAACCATCAAGAAGCAAATGAAGCGCCTTAACAAAGCGCTGGCCTATTCTGATCGGTATATCGCGGAGGAATCCGGCGATGTACCGGAATGGAGCTTTATCCCGGCGCGAAAGCCGCTGCTCGGCAAGTCTGCGCGTCGGCTGGTCGGCGCAAATTATGCCGCATTGGCGGAGAGCTATGGCGATTGGCTCTTTGTGGATCGCCCGAAGTTTTCCGCGGGGCGGCGTTATATCCTCATGCAGGAGACGGACGAGCTCAGCGATAGAGGTTCCACTCTGCGCATTTGCAGAGTGGAAGATAACTGCCCGCCTCGCGGTTATAGACGGCTGAGCGCGGCGCGCGCCTACGTCTGGTAAGTGCCAGGCGGAAACTGTTCGCAATTTTTCGACTGCCGCACCAGCGCGGCGGAAAGGAGAAAAAAATGGAAAAGGTAATTTGCGGTCTTTGCGCTTCCCGTCATCCGCTGCCGGTGACGGAATACATCTACCCGGAGACCGTCAACCCGTTGGATTTCGACGGCCTCCGGGCGGTCGCGGTTAAGTTTGTCCTTGACCGCGTGGGCGTTGAGTCGGCGTACACCCAGCCGATCAACGGCAACGATTACACAGACACGTCGTGCTTCTGTGGCCGTCGTGAGCTGGTGGTCTACGTCACCGGATTGACCGCAGCCATGGCGGCAGTCATTGCCGCGTGCGCGGAAAACGGCGTGCATCTGACATTGATGCACTACGACCGTGAGAGCGGCGATTACAAGCCGCAAGTAATATTTTAAGGGAGGGAGGAGAAAAACCATGAACATTAAACAGCTGCGCGTCTTGCGCGGATTGAAACAGAAAGAGCTGGCGGATAAGATGGGTATATCCGCTCAACAGCTCAACAATTACGAGGGGGGGCAGAGCAACCCCGGAAACAAAATTCTGCCTGCGCTGGCGGACGCGCTGGGCGTTTCGGCGGCATATCTGCGGGGCGACGCGCAGCGGTTGGCAGTCTATGACTGGCAGACCGGGCGCACGGAGGCGCTGCCCATCGTGGCCGAGACGGTGATCGACGATTACGGCATTTTTTACCTCGTCGAGCACCCAGACGTCGGGATCATTGCTGTGATCCAGTCTGAGGGTATGCAGTTTACCCTCGCGGACTGGCAGGGTGAGCAGCCTATGACCGTCGATGAGATCGGCGCCGCGCGCTGGGTTGACGCGCGCGGCGAAGACACGGTGGTAATGTATAGGGGATTGCCTCGCGTCTTCGTTGGCGGCGAGTTTTGGAGGCGCTGACTATGCCGCGCAAGCTCAACATGCAGGTCGGCAATGTGTTTGGCGATCTCAAGGTTTTGAGGATCTGGCGACTGCCGGAGGCGTCGTCTAAGACACAATGCGACGCGGAATGCCTGAGATGCGGCAGCGTAAAGTCGTACTATGCGAGTAATCTGATTGCGGGCAAGACTACATCGTGCGGATGCAAGGCGGTTGGGAAGATCACAAAAACGTGTGTGATCTGCGGAAAGCCGTTTGACTCATACCGCTCGGACAACCGCGTGACCTGCTCGGATGCCTGCCGCCGTCTTCGGGCGGCGAAGTCGTCGCATGACAAGCCGCGCAAGTGGGGAGAGGACGCGAAAAGGCGACGCGCGGAAGACCCTGACATTAAGGCACAGATGGACGAGCTGCGACCGCGTGCCGTGCAAGCGGCGCTTGCGATCCCGGAGGGACAGCGTGGGCCGCAAAATCGCGAAAGCAAAATATGGGTGCTGGTCGATCCGAGTGGGAATCAAGTGCCATGCACCAATCTGCTCGACTGGGCGCGCAACAATTATCGGCTCTTTGAGCCGCAAACTCCGGAAGAGGAGCGAGACGATGCTGCGAACCGTATCGCGCGGGGATTTCAAAAGATCGCGGCATGCATGCGAGGCAATCCATCGTGTAAGGGATCTGTGTATCACTATAAGGATTGGGGGCTGCTGTCTCTGCCTATCACGCCAGCGCATAGGCGCAAACCGGATGATCCAGATCAATAGCGTTTATTCCCTGCCTTGCGCAGGGAGTTTTTTTGACTTAAAAATAAATAAAAATAATTTGCAAAACACTTGACAAGTAAATTAAAATGATGTATAATATAGCCATAAGAACAAGGAAGAAACCGATAGGAGGAAAAAGTTATGGCAAGCAACAAGGCGGTTCGCAAGGCGATTGAAAACGCGGAAATTGATATGGAGGCGTTTGAAGAAGATTATGCCTACATCGGTATCCGCGTTCAAGAGGAAACCTTCGGCCTGAAAGTTGGCGACAAGGTCATCCACAACAGCCGAGTTTGGGTGGATGGCGAAGAGACGGAGGAAGAACTCGACGGTGTATGTGCGACGATATACAGCGCGATGGCTAATACCAATAATGAGTATCCTGGCCGATATGTGCTGCTCTTGGGTGACAATAAGATGAGCGGATATGGTGAGGATGAGGGCGAAATCATTTTGAGCTATCCGACAGTACTGGCGATTCTCAAGGTCGAGGATTGACAAAAACCTGATATAAACATGACGTGCATCTGATAGGTGCACGTCCTTTTTTTGTGCAAAAATGAGGGCAGAAGCAGGTGAGAGCGTGTTTGTTCCATTTAATCCAAACCCTTTTCATTCTCGCGTCGGCGACTGCGCGATTAGAGCCGTAAGCAAGGCCACAGGGCAAACATGGGAAAGCGTATTCGTCGCGCTTTGCCTTGACGGTTTCTGCGTTGGAGACATGCCAAACGCAAATCACGTCTGGGGCGCGTATCTTCGACGCAAAGGCTTCAAGCGTCACAGTATCCCGGAGACGTGCCCGGACTGCTACACGGTTTCGGATTTTTGCCGAGACTTCCCGCGTGGCGTTTACGTTTTGGCGACAAACGGACATGTTCTCGCGGTCGTAGACGGTGATTGGTATGACACATGGGACAGCGGCGGCGAAACGCCCCTTTACTACTGGGAGGGATGATCTATGGCCTATCCGATGCAAGGCTGGCAGCAGCCATACGGCGGATATTACCCGCCAATGCAAGATCAACTTGCGCAGCTCAGATCACAGCCGTACATGCCGCAGCAGCCGGCGCAGCAAGTGCCAGCTCAAAATAGCGGTGGAATCATCTGGGTTCAGGGCGAAGCAGCGGCGAAAAGCTACCCGGTCAGCCCCGGAAGCGGTGTTCTGCTGATGGACAGCGAATCTTTGACGTTTTACCTCAAATCTGCGGACGCAAGCGGTATGCCGTCGATGCGAATCTTTGACTACACCGAGAGGACAGCACCGAGACAGGCCGAGCCTCCCGTACAATCAGCCGATTATGTGACCCGCGACGACTTTAACGCGCTCGTGGCGCGTGTCGATGCGATGGCAAAAAAGCCGAACAGAAAAAAGGAGGATGCAGCCGATGAGCAACCCGCTGTTTAATGCGATGCAAGGCATGTCTGGGAATCTTCCCGGACAGATGGGACAGTTTCAGCAGATGGCGCAGGAGTTCAAGCGGTTCAAGGCCGGATTTAACGGCGATCCGCAGCAAGAGGTTCAGCGCCTACTCAACAGCGGCAAGATGACGCAGCAGCAGTTTAATCAGCTCTACGGCATCGCCCGCCAGTTCCAAAGCCTCTTTGAAGGTCTCTAACGGCTAAATCCGTGCGCACGGTTAGCGATAAAAACGAAAGGACGTGTGAAAATGTCTTTGACTACCTCTGAAATGACCCCTGCCGATATCGCGGCGGTAACGGGCGGAAATCGCAACAACGGCGGCATGTTTGGAGACGGGAACGGCGCGTGGTGTATCATCGTTCTGTTCCTCTTCATGTTCTGCGGCTGGGGCGGCATGGGCTGGGGCGGCGGCTTCGGCAACAACGGCGCAAATTCTCCGGGCTTCCAGGGCTACGCGACCCGCGCGGACATCAACGAAGGCTTTGCCATCAACGGCATTGACAGCGGCATTCGCGCTATCCAGAACGGGCTTTGTGACAGCACCTACGCCATCACCAACGCCGTCAATAGCGGTTTCAGCGCGGCGGAGCTTTCCCGCGCGAACCAGCAGGCGGCGCTCATGCAGCAGCTCTTCGCAATGCAGATGCAGCAGGCTAACTGTTGCTGCGAGACGCGCGAAGCGATTCAGGGCGTGAATTACAACCTCGCTACTCAGGCTTGCGACACGCGAAACCAGATGCAGCAGGGATTCTGCGCCATCCAGAACACGCTCAACAACAACACCCGCGACGTGATCGACAACCAGAACGCCAACAGCCGCGCGATTCTCGACTTCCTCACGCAGGACAAGATTGCAACGTTGCAGGCGGAAAACACCGATCTTCGCCGCGCTGCGTCGCAGGATCGTCAGTCCGCACTGTTGACCACGGAGATGGGAGCGCAGACGGCGCAGATCATTAACGCGCTGCGTCAGCCCGTCGCTGTCCCCGCGTATCAGGTGCCGAACCCCTACACGGGCGTATACGGTTACGGCTGCGCTGCCAACGCCGGTTGTAACTGCTAAAATCGCATAAGAGATGCAACTGTTCGGCGCGACCGAGCTGTTCAGCCCCGAGCTGATTCTGCAACGACGGCGGGGCGAATGTGTCCCGCCGTTTCTTATGAAAGGAGATAATCTATGGCTGAGTATACCAACGCCAGCACGGCACTTGTCGCGGCTGGCCAGAATCTACCGCTGACCGAAACGCCGATTTGCGGCTCTCCGTGCATCGTCCATCGAGAGGGCGCGGGAATCGTAACACTTCGCGGCCTGACAAACCAGTGCCGAGCACGGTACTTTGTGGACTTCACCGGGAACATTGCCATTCCGACCGGTGGAACGGTTGGAGCGATCTCCGTTGCGCTGACCATAAACGGCGAGCCGCTGAATAGTGCCGTCGCTATCGTCACCCCTGCGGCGGTCGAAAACTATTTCAACGTCTCCGTCTCCGCATTTGTCGATGTGCCGCGCGGATGCTGCGTAACCGTCGCGCTGAAAAACACCAGTGCGCAAGCGATTGACGTTGCCAACGCAAACCTGATCGTCACGCGGCAGGCGTGAGAAAGGAGAAAAATATGAGCATGAAAGCGATGCGCGACTTGCGCGATATGCTTTGCGATGAGCTGGACAAAATCGCCGCCAAGCGCGACATGAACCCCGGCGACCTCGAAACCGTCCATAAGCTGACCGACACCATCAAGAATATTGACAAAATCGAAATCCTTGAGGACGAGGGCTACAGTAACAGCGCGGAGTGGCGTGCTGACGTGCGCGGAAGCTATGGACGCAACGACCGGCGCGGCGAACATTATGTGCGCGGGCATTACAGCCGCGACGACGGGCGCGAAAGCATGATGCGCAAAATGGAAGAGATCATGCGCGACGCAACCGGCGAACAGCGCGAAATCATCCGCCGCGCAATGGACGAGCTGCGCAACGCCTGACGGGCGGTGAGCAGCATTGATCGACCTGAAAGAGATCGACGAAACCATCACCAAAATCAAGCGCGAAGGGACGAGCGTGAAAGACGCTGAACGTCTGGCGGTGCTGTACGGTCTCCGGGCGCACATGGCGAGCGAATCTGTGCAGGATGTGAGGGAAGCGCCCGTTTCGGCGTACTCGATGGCGGCAGAGCCGGAAAGCGAGTTCCGCGCCGCATGTGCAGGCTTGTCATCCGCTGAGCTTGTCGATGCGCTGGAAGACACGATTCAGGGCTTGCAGATCGTCGCGCCGAAAGCATACGCGGCGGCCATCCGAAAGCTGAAAACGCGCAAAGCATAAAAAAGAGGTCGGGGGCAAACCCTCGGCCTCTTTGCGTGTGAATTATCGTGTGAAATGATTTTGAAAATGATTGCACTCGTCAGGGAAAGACGTACACGAAACAAGTATATTTTTACACGCGAAAAACCAGAGTACAAAAGAAAAAATCCAGAAACCTTTGTGGCTTCTGGATTTCACACGTGGTGCCGGTGGCGGGGGTCGAACCCGACGAACCAACATAAAAAATCAAAGAATACAAAGATTTTCGACTTGACGTGTGAATTTTCGTGTGAAATGATGCCCGAAAACGGCTATTTTTTAGCCGAAACAGACCCGTACAAGGCGGCTGTTCCCGCCGCCATTTTGGCGTTGATTTCATCCTGCCGTTCACGGAAAAGCTCGACGTACACCTGATGGGAGAAAGCGGATGTGGAATGACCCATGACGCGGGCAAGTTCTTCCTCGGATGCGCCGGAGTATGCGACGGACGTTGCGAAGAAGTGGCGCAGGTCGTAAAAGCGCATGGTTTCCGGCAGTCCTAGGTCTTTGCGCGTGATATCCCATCTGTAAATAACGCGGCTGGGCTTCATCTGGAAAACCTGTTCGTCGTCTTTTCCTCGTGGCTTTGCGTCGTAAAGGTTTTCAAAGAAAGACCAGTCAACGCGCAGGACGCGCTCTCCCGCGTCGCTTTTCGTCCCTTTGGGCTGGAACCCCTTTTCGCCGCGAACGATCGCCTTGTCAATGTTGATTGTGCCGATCCTGTACGTCCTGCCGCTCGAATCCAGCGCGTCAATGGGAGACGCGGACAAATCCCCCCACGTCAGAGCATACGCCTCAGAGGGGCGCAAGCCCGCGCTGATGATGAAGCAGCAGTAGAGGTAAAAATCCGTCTCCCAGCGTTCCGCGACGTAGCGGAGAACGTCGCCCGCCCACTTTTCGGAAAAGAGCTGCTTCTTTTTCCGCTTGAGCTTTGCGAGGACGATTCCATTAAGCTGTAGATCGGGAACGTTTTTTTCCAAAATCGTTTTGAGTAAGAAATAGTCATTTCTGACCGTCTTCGGCGTGTGCGCCCGCGCTCGGTCGTCAAGTGCCTTTTGCACATCGCGGGGCGTGATTTGATCGAGCTTCACATTGACCAGCGACAGGAAGCTGTTTTTGCGGATGGTGACATATCCCCTCAGCGTGGACGGCGAATAGCCTTGTACCCTGCACGTGTCTATAAACTCGTCCATTGCCTGACCAAGCGTCAGCGTTTGCTTCTTCTTCCGTTTGTGATCGGCAGCAGCGACGGCGGCGAGACGCTCAGATTCGCGGGCGGTCGAGGCGGTGAAGGATTCAACGATTGGCTTTCCGGCGGCATCCTTGCCGAGGTAAACCTGTGTTCGCCAGTTCCCGGACGGTAGCTTTTTTGCTTTTGCCATAAAAAATCCCCCTTTTGATAATTATTTGATAGTATATTCTGCGAATGGCTGAATATACTAAAAAGCAGAAAGGCGGTGATAGGATGAGCGACACATCCAAGCTATTTGTATGTAGGACAGAAACAAAGCTCGACCGGCTGGAAAATGAAGTAGAGGAAAACACGATTGTACTTGCGATTGTCGAAAATTTGCGCGATTGTCTGAAAGGTCTTCCCGAAGACTTGACGCAGGAGCAGAAGAAAATCGCTTTTGAACGGGCAGTTGATCTATTCCGCATCGAAAACTGCTTCAAGCTGTTGACTTCCGCTGATTATGGACTTTGTTGCTGTCGAGCTTAAACCAAAAAGACGCGCCCATCAGGACGCGCCTTTTTTGTCGCTCAGCGCGACCCGATGTTTTGCCGACGTCGACAAAACATCGCTTGTTTCCGTTCCAAGCGATTAAAAACCAAGCCCCTTATAGGTGGAGAAATCCAACGTGCCGGACGTTGAGACGATATCCCCATCTTCGAGGGAGAGTTTGCCGACTACCGGGTCTGTGCTTGTCAGATAATATGCGGATTCAAAGCCGTTCACGTAAAGCGTTACCATGGAACTTTTTGTGTTGCTCGCAATAGTATAGTCTCCTGCCGGAATATCAACACCAACGGTGTATTCACCAGCGGGGACGGATACGCACTTAAATTCTTCACGGCTTACAGCTTCTTCGAGGATTTGACTTTGTAAATCGACAAGCTCATCAAAGGACATGCTCTTTAGATCAACGTCGGCCATTGCAACCCCGGCAGATAGCATCATGCCCGCCAATACGATAGCAATCTTCTTTTTCATGGTTAAATGCCTCCATTTTGATTTTTTGTACGCTTGCTTTTATCTCAAGCGATTAGTAGCGGATTTTTGCTTATTTGACATTAAGATAGCTTGCCGAAACATAGCACAGCTCGCCGTCATAGAGAATCTGGTGCCACTTTTTCGTATAGTACGGCTGGGTGACGATCACTTCATCACCGGCCTTGATGCTTCCGACCTTCTCGGCATCAGCGGACGCATCAGCGCGGACGTTCACGTTCTTTTCCGCGATAACAATTTTTGCGTTCTCCCCGGCCTTTTCTATCAGGGCTTGCCGTTCCTCTTCAGACATGAGCGCGGACTTTTTGACCGTGATGTTGATCTTGTATTTCTTGCTCATGTTTATCGTGTAGATGATTGCGCCCTTGCCCTCTTTTTTGGGCATGATTCGGTACGCATCAGCAAAACCATATTTTCTTCCCTCAATCTCTTCGCTGGTGAAGCAGTCGTCGCCGCTTGTGCCTACCATAATAAATCCGCCGCCGGTACGGACTAACAATTCTTCGCCTTCCGGCGAATCGACAACGATATTCTTCGAGCTGAAAAAGGGTATGGGGGCTGACACAGAAATTTTAATCGTTTTTCCGCTTCCGTCCTTCGGAACGCCTGTTAATGTACCTTTTTCACCCAAGAGCGAAAAAACTCCGTCTTCCGTGAAATGCAAATCTTCCGTGTTTGAACTCCATTCGTAATTCTGGGGGTTGGGGATATCAACGGCATACAGAGCAGCCATGGCGACATCCGCTTTTTTACAGTCAGCCGGGAACGGTATGCAATCCTTCGGGTCGATCTCGTTCTCAGCCGTGACGTGCACGGGAAGAAGAGCAAACATCAGAGCCAACAGAGCAACGATTCTTTTCATTTTCTTAACCCTCTTTCTATTCTTTTAACCCTCCAACATGAATATAATGTAAGCAATGGAGGGAATATCGATGATAATTATTATTATTGTAGTAGCATCTCAACCGCGAAATCCGTTTGAGATGCCGCCGCCGGAGAAGGTAAGTAATAAACCGAATTGATGCGAGACATGAGCACAGACTCCTTCGACTATTATAATGAGGTGATTTTTGTGAAGAATGAAAACGAAGTGCTGACGAGCGATTTTATGAAAGTAGTTAATAAACTGAATTCTCACCAGAAGGAGCTTCTTCTTGAGCTGTTAAAAGACCTTTTGCGAAGTCAAGAGCACGTTGACGATTCCAATTATTCAGGAGATTAAAAACATCTTGATATTCTTTATTACTCCCATCGCTAGTAGCGGTGGGAGTTTTTTCTTCACTTTCGTCCTTGTCCGCCACGCCTAGCAGATATTCGACGGAAACGCCGAAAAGTTTCGCTAGATTAACATAATTATCCATCGAGGGTTTTGTCTTCCCACTTTCCCAGTTGCTAACAGAAGGTGCAGCTACGCCGAGAGCAACGGCAACGTATTTTTGACTAAGGTTTGACTTTTCTCTGCATTGTTTGATTCTGTTCATTTTTCAGCCCTCCTTTACATCATTATATAGCTAAAAACTATCTTGGTAAAGAATAAAAAAATAGTTGAAAACTATTTACAATAGCCTTGAGCTATGATATAATAGGCATGAGCTAAGAAAATAACCGATAGCTAAGGCAGGTGATAAAGTGATTAGACAGTGGCTAAAGGATATCCGCATCGAGAAAGGGCTGAGGCAAAAAGACATTGCCGAAATGGCCGGCATTTCTCAGCCATCCTACTGGCAAATCGAGTGCGGGCTGTGCGACCCTACGGTTGACACAGCGAAAAAGATTGCTCACGCATTGAATGTTGACTGGACGCAATTCTTCGATAAGGAGGTTTGACCATGAAAAAGCGCCAGCGGAATTGGAACGCGGAAGACGATCTCTTCCGGCGGCAGGTTGGTCAGCTCTGCGGAGTGTCCGGCATGAGCAAAGCCGAGCTGGCGCTGAACCTTGGAATCTCAACAAAGACACTCTATAACCGGATCAACCACCCGGAGACGCTGACCAAGCGCGAAGAGCGAAGGCTCTACGAGCTGATGCAAGCCGAGGGGCTTGAGTATCAAGCGGGTTTCGACGGCGTGGAACTCCCGCGCCTGAGAATCGCAAGGTAAAAAAAGAACCGCCCCGCGTTGCAGCGCGGAACGGCACAGAGAGACAAACAAAAAAATGACATGATTATTGTACCACGGAAAGGATGGAATATCAATGCTTAAAGCGCAGTTTATCGGTTTCTTCGCCCGGCTGCTTGAGGGGCTGGGCATGGTGCTTGCGTATGCGCTGGCAGTTGGCGTGGTCGGTGCGGCGCTGCTGCTGGTGTGCTGCATCCTCGCGGAAATGGACAAGGACAAGGAGGGAAAGAAGAATGTGTGATATCTGCCACAGCTTCCCGTGTTTGAGCAGTTGCCCGAACGCCGAACCCGATGTCCCTGTATGTCAGTGCAGCAGATGCAAGACGGCGATCTATGAGGGCGACAAAATCGCGGAGATCGGCAACAAGGTTTTGTGTGAGGATTGCGCCGACAGCATCAGCACGACAGAGTGGCTTGAGCTGCTCGGCACCGGATGGACGTTTGCGGAGGCAGTCTGAAAATGAAAGAAATCTACACCGTGTACAAGGACACGCGCAACATGAGCCGCGCAGAATGGCTCGCAGCTCGAAAAGCCGGTATCGGTGGAAGCGATGCAGCCGCGATCATCGGTTTGAACCCGTTCTCGTCGCCGCTCACAGTCTGGGTGGATAAGACCAGCGCGGACGAGCCGCAAGAAGAGAGCGAGAGCGAAGCAATCTGGCTCGGAAACGTGCTGGAAGACCATGTGGCGAGGCGATACGCCGAAGAGAGCGGTCTGAACATCGTCAGGTGCAATCAGATGATGCAGAGCATCGAGCATCCCTACATGCTGGCGAACATCGACCGCCGCGTCAAGGGTAAGCGGATCGGCGTTGAGATCAAGACGACATCCTCTTTCACAAAGACCGATTTTGCTGGAGGGGATATTAACCCTTGGTACTACGCTCAGTGCATGCACTACCTCGCGGTCACGGGTTGGGACGAATGGAAGCTCGTTGTACTGGTCATCGGGCGCGGAATGTATACATACAGCTTCAAGCGCAGAGAGAACGAAGACCAGATCAAGGCGCTCATCTCCGCCGAGGACTACTTTTGGCGCGAATATGTTTTGCAAGGCAAATGCCCGCCCGTTGACGGAAGCAAG